ATTGTCACTTTTCTCGGCAGCGGACTTAAGCATAAGCAGCAGACCCTTTCTGATGGATTCAGATTTGCCGAACCTGATAAATAAATTAATTAGAAACTTTGACATGAATTTTTGTTTTCTTTTCCTAACATAGCTACATTGTTAATATAAAACAAGAAAGGCAATTCTTATGGCTGAAGATCAAGAAGAAAAAGAAGGCACTGATTGGGGAGAAATCTTCGGTCACGCTGTCCGATTTATGATTCTTTGCTGGAGTTTAGCTATGATGACTCTTGGATATATGGATAAAATTCGTAATGATGGAGCGTTTTTAGCTGGCTTGACGAGTGGAGTGCTAGGCTCATACGGTATATCCGTTAACAAAAAGAAACCCTCAAACGCTGCTAAGATAGTGGATAACAAGGACACCAATGTAGGAATCAAATGAAAAAGCTACTTTTATTATTTCTCTTCATACCAGTTGCCTCGTATGCAGATATTCAAAGCACGATCACATCAAGTGTCAAATTAGAAAGTTTATCTGCAGCGACTTCAGCCGATAAAATTGGTTCATCATATAGCATAAGCGGAACTAATATAACAACTACGAGTGGAGACGCTGCAAGTGTGGGTGGCTTTGGATCTGTTACGAATGGAGTTCCAGCTGTAACAATGCCAAGTGCAACACAAACAACTGCTGGGGAAACTTTCAGTTTTACTCAATCATATTTAGAAGGAGATGCCACCGCTGGATCAGCACCCACGGTGGGAACTGTTGGAAACTTTAGTGATTTGACTTCAACTGCAGCTGGTTCGGTAGGAACAGCAGCCGTTACTTTAGATCACCACACAATGTCTCTTACAGGCGGAACAGGAACTGGAGTTGTTCTTACTGGTCAATTTGTCACAGACCTTACCGTTGATTAATGTGGAAATATCTTCTTTTTATATTTTTTGTTAGTCCAGCACACGCAATTCCTGTTGTGCCAAATTTTACAAGTGCGACAAGTACGAGCCGAAGCGTCACCACAAATAATTTGACAGAAAATATCCGAGAAGTTCGCTACAATTCAGGCTATACCTACTCAGTCACAGGATCTGGCGTATCTTGCGGAAATTGCGACACAATTTCTATGCCCAATGCAACCGTTACTGAAACCATCAATGGAACGACTTATGAATGGACTGGTTTAAATATGGATCAAAAACCAAACTGGCAGCAAACCACACAAGGGAATGCTTTTCAGTTCTCAGAGTTTTACAAAGGACCTTCTTTGGAAAGCGTGATCGATATAACAAGAACGGTTCAATCAGAAGTGGTTACAGATACCACTATTATCTTCTCCAATTAGTAACTCTTTTTTCCTGTTTGCCAAGTTACGCAAACACCTCAGCTGTAGCCAATCCACAGTCAAATACATCATCTTCAGTTTCTAATTTTGCAACCCAAGTATTAACAGGTCCAATGACTGAGAATACTTACGGAAATGGAATCA